CTTGCAAAGAAAGATGAAGGAACTTGATGAGGACAAAGGTCCTAAATCTGTCACCAATAATGCTATGTTCGTGGGCAGCACATCCGACCTTCAAAAGATGTTGAAGGACATGTCTAAACAATCTAAATAAAGCATGGGAAATCTAAACAGTGCGATCAAACGCATAGAAAATAAGGGTAAAAAATCTGTAAACCCTAAGAAAAATGAAATGGCAGAGGTTGCACCTGTGGTCGCTGCTGCAGCAAAAGGTGCAACAGTTGTTGGTAAAGCAGTTGCAAAAGGTGCAAAGGTGGCAGCAAAGACTGGTGCGAAGGCAGCATCAAAGGTAAGTAAACCTGCAAGTAAACCTGTCAGATTCAAACGTCCTAACATAAGAAGTTACAAAAATAAGGAGACTGGTAAGGTCGATATGGATAGATATCGTTCTGACCAAGCAAAGTATAAGAAGATCAAACAAGATCAAGCAAAATACGGAGATGCAAGAGATAGACTAGATAAAATGGGACCTGATGGGGTAAGTGATGATAGAACAAAAAGAGGTGAGAGGAAACTCAAAGCAATTGATAAAGTTACTGATAAAAAGAAAGAGGGTATAAAAAAAGGTTTACAAACTGGTGGTGATGTAGCGAAGAAAGTTGTGAAAAAAACTGGTGAGTATGCTAAAAAAGGTATTAGTGCAACTACAGCAAATTTTGGCACATCATCATTTGCAAAGGAAGGTATAACGTTTAAAGATTATCTAAACAAATTATGATTCTATGAGTGACATTTATCTTGGTAATCCGAATCTAAAAAAAGCAAATACACAACTTGAATTCTCAGAAGATGATATTCAAGAATATTTAAAATGTAAATCAGATCCTGTGTATTTCACTGAGAAACACATAAAAATTGTGAACGTGGATGAGGGTTTGGTAAACTTCAACATGTACAAGTTTCAAAAGAAACTACTTAAAAATTTTCATAAACATAGGTTTAATATTTGTAAGATGCCTCGGCAGACTGGTAAGTCTACCACAGTGGTATCATATCTTCTTCATTACGCAATCTTCAACGATAATGTCAACATCGGAATTCTTGCTAACAAAGCAGCGACTGCTAGAGATCTGCTCGGACGACTACAACTGGCGTATGAAAACTTGCCGAGGTGGATGCAGCAAGGAATCGTTGCGTGGAATAAGGGTTCTATGGAACTCGAAAACGGATCAAAAATAATAGCAGCATCTACTTCTGCATCTGCAGTTCGAGGTATGTCATTCAACATCATCTTTCTTGATGAGTTTGCATTTGTGCAGAACCATCTTGCAGATGATTTCTTTGCGTCTGTTTATCCCACTATATCTTCTGGTAAATCTACAAAGGTTATAATAGTATCCACCCCACATGGTATGAACCATTTTTACCGCATGTGGCATGATGCTGAACGTGGACAGAATGAGTATGTTGCAACTGAGGTGCATTGGTCTGAGGTGCCAGGTAGAAATGCCAAGTGGAAAGAACAGACGATAAAAAACACGAGTAAACAACAATTTGCTATTGAGTTTGAGTGTGAGTTCCTAGGATCTGTAGACACACTGATAGCAGCATCAAAACTCAAATCACTGGTGTATGAGCAACCCCTAGAACAAAATGGTAAACTTTCAGTTTACGAAAAACCATTCAAAGAAAGAGATTATATCATCACAGTTGACGTGGCAAGAGGCGTAGCAAAAGATTATAGTGCTTTTGTTGTTGTTGATATTACACATTTTCCTTATAGAGTTGTTGCCACATATAAAGATAATGAAATCAAACCCATGCTTTTTCCCTCTGTGATTGAAGACGTAGCAAAGGCATACAATAATGCATACGTTCTATGCGAGGTCAATGATATAGGAGACCAAGTAGCATCTATATTATTCTATGATCTAGAGTATGAGAATTTACTCATGGTTGCAATGCGTGGTAGAGCAGGTCAGATTGTGGGTTCAGGATTCTCAGGTGTCAAGACACAACTTGGTGTCAAGATGAGCACCACAACTAAAAAGGTTGGATGTTCAAACCTGAAAACATTGATAGAGGAGGATAAACTTACTTTCTGTGATTATAATATTATAAGTGAACTTACTACATTCATACAAAGAAAACAATCATTCGAGGCAGAAGAGGGATGTAATGATGACCTTGCCATGTGTCTTGTTATATTCTCATGGTTAGTAGCACAAGATTACTTCAAAGAGATGACAGATCAGGATGTAAGAAAACGTATATACGAAGAGCAAAAGAATGCTATTGAGCAAGACATGGCACCATTTGGTTTTGTGATTGATGGTTTGGAAGATTTTGAAGAGGTGGACTCAGACGGTGAAAGATGGAAGAAGGCAGATGAGTATGGTGATAGGTCATTCATGTGGGAGTATCATCTATGATTAAACCAAAGTGCCTCGATAAGTGGGGGTTCTTTGGGTGGAGTGCTACTGGATACCTACTACCATGTTGTTGGATGGATCATGAGAACATGAACCTAATACCTGAACTTGTGCAAGAAAAATTCAAGGTAGAAAATGTAGATAAAATAAGTGATATAATAAAATCAGATGAGTGGCAATCTTTTTTCGATACTATCAAATACGATCAAGATAATGCTCCCCATGTTTGTCATCATTATTGTGGATCATGTACGGAATCAACTTAGATCTATCAAATAGATGCACGAATAGATGTCCTGGTTGTGCAAGAGATAAGTTTAAACATATACCTGGTTCAGATCTTACTGAATCTGATATGGAAAAAATATCCAATTTTTTTCAAGCAATAACATTTTGTGGTCAGGTATCTGATCCAGTTTTACATCCAAAGTTTCATGAATTACTTCATATATGTCTCAAAAAGAATAGAAAGGTTGTGGTGCACACTGCTGTAGCATCAAGACCAAAAATGTGGTGGACAAAATCTTTTATGATGTCAAGAGGTAAAAATATAGAGTGGGTATTTGCTATAGATGGTTTACCTAAAGATAGTCATAAGTATAGAGTTAATCAAGATGGAGAAAAGTTATTTGATATTATGTTGAAGTGTGCATCTTTTGGTGTGCCTACTACATGGCAGTATATTGTTTTCAATTACAATCAGAATGATGTTGAGCAATGTAAGAAGATAGCAAACGACCACAATATAAAATTTATGAAAATTGATTCTGGTAGGTGGGGCACAGACGCTTTGAAATCTTTACAACCCGATGATAATTTCTCTGAGGTTGATGGTGTTTCCGTGAGAAAGTACGTATAGTGGCACAATTTTATAAATAATTTCAGTCTAAAAAGAAGGACCCATAGGGAGTTAGAATGGCATTAAGACTTGCATCTCCAGGTATTTCAGTTAGAGAGGTAGACCTCACAAGAGGAGGAGTGGATTTCACTCTGAATGTTGTTGGTGGTTTAGCTGCTCCCTTCGCAAAGGGACCTTGTAACGAGATCACCAGAGTAAACAATGAGAATGAATTAGTTGAAATATTTGGTAAACCAGGCGTGGGTACCACAGATTATCACTACGAAACGTGGTATGCAGCATCCAATTTCTTATCATATGGTGGTAAGTTAGACATTGTAAGATCTGTAGGTGGTGACCTCAACACAGCAAACGTTGCTGTTGGTTCAGCAAGTATTACTCTTCTACTCGAAGGACTAGAAGATTATAACAATAACCAAGCAGATGATACTACATGGTATTTTGCAGGTAAAAATCCAGGTCACTGGGCAGAGAACATAAAAGTAGCGGTGATTGACAATGCTGCCGATCAAATAATCACACCAACATATGAGGGTAGTGATACTGCTGCTGATATTGACATTGGATTTGGTGTACAACAGAACTTGACAGGAGTCACTGTTGGGGTTGGTACAACCTCTGCTGCATCAGGTGTTCTAAAAGGTGTGGTCACAGGTAAAACAGCAACAACTATAGATGTCAAGGTTGTTAGCACAGTCATCGGTGGCGTAGAAAAATTAGTTGACTATCAATCAAATACACAGTTTGAATTCAAAACAGGTTCAGCAATTAGTTTTATAGACAATAGTGGATCTGCTGTGGCATCGAGTTCAACAATCACATCTGCTGACTGGTACAACAGTCAAAACATACTAACAAGTGTGGCAGACGGTGGTTCTGATTTTACCACAGTCACATGGAGATCTGTTCTCAACAAACCACAAACAAACAATTATGTGTCCCGAAGAGATGGAGACAACGATGCTCTCCACATTGTTGTTATTGATGCTGGCGGTGGAGTCACTGGAGATGTCGGACAAATTTTGGAGAAGTTTCCAAACTTATCCAAGGCGAAAGATGCTGTAGCATCTGGAAGTAAGTCTATATACTATAAAGATTTCTTAGCAGAAAATTCAGAGTTTATATTTTCTGGACAACATGTAACTGCAGCAGACGATGCACATCATGGCACACTTGTTTTACCAGGTGGTTTAGGTGCTGCTTCAAGTGGATTCTCATCTATCACATCTGCTGAAGGTGCGTGGGGACAAGATGCTAAAAACATCAAGTTCAGTTCTATAGGTAACAAAGGTTATTCACTGACAGGTGGTCTTGATTATACTGGTGTTGGTGAATATAATCCACCTTTAGGTGATATACTTACAGCATACGATAAGTTTTCAGATCCTATTGACAGTGACATCAGGTTCTTACTGCAAGGTGGATGTTCTGGAACAAAAGAAGAAGAGCAGGCAAAAGCAAACAAACTAATACAAATAGCAGAGGGTAGAAAGGATTGTGTTGCGGTGATATCACCCAACAGAGATTCTGTGGTGAATGTCACAGATTCTGCAACTCAATTGTCTAACGTTCTATCATTCTTTGGACCTCTTACGTCATCGTCATACGTGGTATTCGATTCTGGATTCCAGTATGTGTATGACAGGTTCAATAAAAAGTTCATTTACATGCCTACCTCTGCAGATGTAGCAGGTTGCATGGTAAGAACAGACAGAGATTTCTTCCCATGGTTCTCACCTGCAGGTACAACCAGAGGTGGATTGAACTTTGCAATCAAACTTGCGTTCAATCCTGGTAAGGATGCTAGAGATCAGTTGTATTCAAATAGGATCAACCCAATCACATCTAAACCTGGTGACGGTATCATATTATTTGGTGATAAGACAGGTCTATCATTCGAGAGTGCGTTTGATCGCATCAATGTGAGAAGACTGTTCATCACAATTGAGCAAGCAATTGAGAACGCTGCGAAGTCAGTACTATTTGAACTCAACGACGCAGGCACAAGATCAAACTTCATCAACATAGTTGAACCATTCCTAAGGGATGTTCAGGCGAAGAGAGGTATACAAGACTTCCTCGTCATATGTGATGAGACAAACAACACACCAGATGTTATTGATCGTAATGAGTTCCTTGCTGACATCTTTGTGAAACCAGCAAGATCAATCAACTTCATTGGTCTAACATTTGTTGCTACAAGAACTGGAGTTTCCTTCAGTGAAGTTGTAGGAACTGTGTAATAGGAGACCCACACAATTATGGCATTAAACAGAAACATTTTTTCGGTTCCCAACAACGAAAGATCAATTGATTCATTCAAGGCAAGACTTGTACAGGGTGGTGCTCGTCCTAATCTCTTTGAGGTTGAGATGGACTTTCCCTCAGGAGTTGGAATCTTTGATGATGAGATTG